TTCCCGGCACACGGCTGTATTTTTCGGGATGAGCAAGGAGCGCATCGCCCTCCACCAAAAGCCAATCAATAGAGTGGCCGGTATTGGGAACCTCATGCTTGGCAACCTCGATATTGGGGAATTTCTTTGACAAAGCTGTAATAGGACACAGCGTTCCTCCTGTCATGGACGAAATAGCCTCAACCATGTCAACGGTCAGGTGAGCAGCAATCGCTTTCCGCAATCTCGCATCATGGTTCCCGACAATCACCTTGACCTTGGGAAATGACTCAGAGAATGTCTGCATAAGAGCCGTCACTTCAGCCCATTCATGCGAATACGGAACATTCTCATACTTCGCAAACCGAGAGTGACTATAAGCATCCCCAATATCACCAATACAAATAGCAAGATCGACATTACCTGCCTCTTTTGCCAGCATTGCCGCCACCATCTCAGGGTCATGGAAAGGAATATGGAGGTCAGGAATGACGAGAATACGTTTTCTGTTTGACTTCTTCTTTCTCGGCTTGGCAGGACCGCGATAGCGATCCTTCATCATACCAATGGTTTCCTGCCACTTCTTCCATGACTCCTCGAAGGTTCTCAGTGGTTGCCGAATGGTCTGGTCGGACAGTTCTTTAAGGAGTTCTTTCTTTTGTCGTTGAAGAATACGACTGTTCTCTGTATAGGGACCACGCTTCCGGTGGCACTCCATACAGAGCGTCGAGTGCTTGGCGCACTTCTTCTTACAGTTTAAGCAACTCCACTGTTTCGCTGTAGATTTAATACCAATCCGTTTGTGGTAACACTCCCCACAACGCTTGGCTTTTGGATGAACAAGAGTATTTTTCTTACATAGAGGACAAATTCGTTTTGACATAGGCTTGAGAGCGAGACATTACAATCACTGTAACCTCCGCGTGGCTCCTGGTAACAACTGATACCCTAGAGTCATCCCCTCAAGACTCCACGACCCATTTTGAGAATCGTCACTAATACGGATTCGACACCCGACATCCTGAATGTAATCGCCATTCGTGCCTTCAAGATTGATAATGCTCTGCACAGAGTCCACCGGCAGTACGATATTACTTTCTGCGACCGTTTGTATCCCATTGCCGTTTGAAGTAATCAACTGCATAGACAACGGTTGGAGTGATTGACTTGCCCCGCCTCTCGCCACAGCTTCATCTGACGCCGATCCACCCATCCATTCAATATTGAGCGTCACATCGGCATCTGCTTCAGCGATTACATCCAGCCAGCGATATCGCTTGATATACGCCATCTGAGCTTGAGGCGTGCGAGTACTCCAGCTATTGTCAGTGCCGTATATGACCTTCGTCATCCACCTGGATGGAATGTTTGAGCCATCAAAACTATCCCCGTTGAAAAATTGGTAACAAAACCCGCCCTTGCTTGTCTGCGCTTCTCCAGTCAGGACAATTTGGGTATCTGTGCTGGTTTCAATCGTGGTAGATGCCGCCATCGGCATATCAGGCCAGACATACCAGACACCCCACCGATAGTTCCAGACAACGGCTTTGTTGCATTCCGCATCTTCTCCAGAGGGTGTCGTTCCCGGCCAGAAATAGACCACATGCGCGTTTTCAATGTCGTGAACCGCATGAACCTTTTTGTGTTGGGTATACAGAAAATCCTTAAGAGTTTCTTTCACTGGCGTGCTAATCACAATATCGTTGTTGCCGTCGAATAATCGAATGTCTCCGAGGGGAGTCATATAGGACAACATCACACGACTTGTGGATACCTGATTTCCGCTTGAATCCGTATAGACGGCTCCTGCTGGCACACGAATCACAGACCGATGTGAGACACACCCTGTCACCGCATTTGACTTCGTGCGGGTCCAGTCCATGATGTCTGAGACTATTTGACCAGTGCCAGTGACCGTCCAGATGGAACGCTCACAGAACACGACCAACATGCCCTCGAAGTCCCCCACCATCCCTGTAACCACATCCCCGACAGAAGACTGATCTGTGAAATCGAGATAGTTGTTCGCTCCCACCTGATCGGGCAAACCTGGATCTGACCATGCGACTCGCCGTGGATTTGTATTGGTTCGTCCCCACCACAGCCGTTGTTTGTGTGGCTCACAGAAATAACTCCCCGTTGGTGGAGCATCGCCATGCTCCTGAAGCGTCCGATTCTCTAAAATATCAAGGTCTGAGGCGTTGTCGGTATAAGCAGCGGTAGTTCGACCGTCAATAAATGTCACAAAGTAGAACGTCGCGCCTGTCCCCGTCGTGCGATACAGTTCATAGCCAGTAACATCTGAATCAGTATCAGCAGTCCAAGATAAATCACACTGTTCGTCAGCATATTGCAGACTATTTGAGGTAGACGATCCGGCATGTCGAGTCCCGGCGGCTTCAATACTAATGAGCTTATAGGTATAGGTGCCGTTGAGTTGCCCCGATGCGGTGTTGACCAAAGCGGTGGGAGTCGGGGATTTTCCTGATGCACCGGCGGTGGAGAGCGCCGATCCATTCCACGCACGCGGAGCGACAACACCGTTCGTAAAGAACAAGGTGTTATCGACTTGAGCAAAATCGGGGATAGACCCCACGGACCCGCTCCCTAAGTCTCCATCAGTAATGAACGTCCATGACGCTCCGTCATTCGTGGAGTACCACAGTTCATATTCATTCGCTGCCGCTTCAAACACACCGAGAAGCTGGCGAGTAAAAGACGCACCAGTTTGTCGGTAGGCTCTCAGCGCACGCAGTCGCGTGGCTGCACTCCCGGTATTGGTTGTGACCGCAGAACTATTCTGTTTGCTGTATCCGAGGATCTTCTTTGCCCGACCCAACTTATCAATCCAGAGATTCCGAGAACCGCTGGATGAATAGATCGCAGGGAGCGCCACAGAATGAATCCCCTCCTGTGTTCCCATGAAGACGCTGAAAACCTGAGTCTGTATTGGATATGGCATTACATCGTCCCTACATAGAATGCTTGACCATCGACCTCGCTCAATCTCGTCGGTCCATGCCCTTCGTGAATTGTGACGCCATCGTCCAAAGAAATCACGCGGAATTTTTTAGGATGAGACTCATGGAGTGTGACTGACCCACGAACTCCGTTCAGGCACATGACAAAATCATCACCCCGAACCGCTGCAAATGAGCGTGACACGCCAGTATCCGTATCTTCCGTACTCCATTGCTGGTTCAACAGGGAGGGAAATGGGTGTGGGCCACCACCCTCACCAACCCGCGTAGACTGCCAATTAGCGACATCAGGGGGCAAGAGAGGGATAACCTTTGACAAGACCTTCTGAAGTCGCTGAGAGGCCAAATCTGAGCCGTATTCGCCCTGATTGATGTGGACACCAAAGACATCATGGTGCGTAGACATCCCACAACCCGCAATAAAGGCATTGAGCGGAGCCGCCGCAGCTACCGCGACTTCTCTTCCGCTGGAGCTTTTATCCCATCGCTGGTGTTCGTTATCAACCACAAAGTCTGGACATCCCTCAATCGGCCAGCGTCCATGCCACGGTTGACGCACCCATCGCCACTCACCTTCGCCTGTTGTTTGCTTTCGAGGGAAGTGAATCGTCGTCGCAGAGGCCGAGGAGCCGGTATTGAGATGCGTCAGACGCTCTTTCATGTCCTGCCATGTCTCAGCGGAAGGCGCAGATAAGGCGAATGGGACATCACAACGCTCCTGAAACGCCGCAGATGCCGCACGAACCTCGTTATCAGACCAATCGTTGTCTGTATGGTTCCATTCATTCACACATTCAACGAGACAAACCTTATCCCTATTGTCTTTAACAAGGTCAGCCCATCCTCTCGCTAATGATTCGGCATCCTTGATCATCTGACGCCTGGTAAACATTGTGATTTGAGAGCGCAGACCAAACGCGGCAAAAGCATCAATCGTCTGCTGCATAAGTAAGAAATAGGACGGATCGACACTATTCCCGTTATAAGGTTTAGTTCCTCCCGGCCAGTCATGTGCGCCGAACCACCGGACATACGTTATTCCGCAACCACGCGCCCATTCTGCAAGGCGTTCTAGTTGACCGGGATTGTATTTAACCGCCCACGGGGACCAGAACGCACTGACACCTACGGCTGGAAATGAACCCTGATCATCACGCAAAGCGCGTTGGTCAGTCCGTAAATTCCCCACAAAAGGGCGCGACGGAGCCACCTCTGGCTCAGGTTGAATAGACTGGATAATCGACGACATCGACCCGAACCGATCCTGTTCGTGAATCGCACGCCATGTCGCTTGATTGATGACACCCTGGTTTGGTTTGCGCTTGACTTCTTTCAACCGCGACAAAATGGCCTGTTCAAAGAGATCAGGCGAATCAACGAGAAGAAGAAACGCGCTATCCGTATGCGAATGTTGAATCCACCATTCGTAGTCAGGCTTCTTCATTGTCAGCTACTAGCCGATCTATTACTTGCGATTTCAGTTCACTGTGTGGCTGATTCACAATCTCCGCGATCACACTGACGAGTGCGTCGGTGAGCGGATCTGCTGTATACCGATTGACCGCTGATTCAAGAATCACGGCAGCATCCGTAGCCGCAACGTCATCGACTGACTTTTGCACAATCCCGTTGTCCCATTTTTCTGTGCGTGGGTCTGGTCGGCGTTCTGTCTCAACACGCGCTTCAGTTGGTGACAGGGCATATGTGACATCGTCGCCTGGTGCGCTGTAGAGAAATTCGCCGGTCGTGCTATCAATAATCCATTCATGGTGCATGTCTAATTACCCCGCTGCAATCTTGTACGCACAGGTCGCACTTGGCGTGAGATAGGTATTGGCATTTGCCACACTCATCACAAGTTTGAGCGTGACGGTGATGTCACTATCGAACGCCGGAGTGCTAAAATTCGCCGCCGGAGAGTTGCCCTCTATAATCATGTTCTGCGGCACGCTGCTAGACACGTTGCGGTCATAGCTCCAGACATCATTCACCACGCGGTGAAACTCGGCTAACAGTTGCCGCGTCCGAATCGTCGCGTTGTCACCAACGCTCCGCGCAGATTCAAAGGCTTGGGTGTCAGAATTGATGCCGTAATACCACGTAAAGTTTGAAGAACTTCCGCTGTTGTTTTTTAGCAAGTAAGAACAAAACACGCGGATCACATCTCCTGCCGCCCACGTATCCGCTGGAACGGTAAAGGTGACAAACGCGGTGCTTGATGTGGTGTTGACAACCTGAGCTTGCGTAACGGAGTAACTCGTCACAGATCCTGAACTAATAGAAGCCCACGAACTATCTCCTCGCAAATAGGTTCCGCTGGATGCCGTCCCTGACCCAAGTCGGGCCGTCGCTACAGTGCCTGACGACAAATTACTTGCATTAAGAGTTGTGAGGTTGGCTCCGCTCAGGTTATCAATAATTGTCGAGCTTAACGGCCCTTCCAGTTTCCCATCAGTTCCAACTAATGAAACATTTCCTGTTCCTATATTGAGGCCACCCCCAACATCTAATGCACTAGCGCCAGTACCACTTATAGTTAACCCAGTAAACTGAGGACTGTCTCCGGTTCCAACACCAATACTGGTGCGTAATGTGGCTCCGCTTTCAGCGACAGGGTCTGTTGACCCATCACCGACAATCATCTCGCCGTCAGCTAACACGGCCATTGCAGTGACTGCACTTGTCCCGCTGCCAAGTAACACGCCCCCATCGGTCAGCGTGCTGACACCCGTGCCACCGTGGGCCACACCCACATCTGTTCCCTCCCACACGCCTGTCGCGATGGTGCCAAGAGTGGTAATGGCCGTCGAGCTTCCGACATCTAGCGTGGTGGGATCTCCAGATCCGTCCCCAATCAGGATCACTCCATCGCCCAATACTGCTGTAGCGGTGATTGCGCTAGTCCCGCTTCCGAGTAGCACACCGCCATCCGTGAGGGATGTTGCACCCGTTCCACCTTTATTGACGGCAACCGCACTACTCAGATTCCCCGGATCAAGGTAATAACTCCCCTCTTGGTCATCGAGTTTGTCAGCGTTGAGGTTGTCAACTTTGGTCGTAGACGCAATCGTCAGAGGAGCTGTACCTGTAGAGACATCAGCCTCTAGAGTTTGGGCGCGGATTTCATACGCTCCAGCATCCCAATTCGCCGTCAGAGCCACGCTGCCATTCGCCTTCACAAACCCTGTAGCTTCGATCCCATCGAGCTTATCGGCATCCAGATTCGCCACCACCGCTGCACCAGAGTTCACCGCAAACGGCGCATTGGTGCTGCGACTAAAGGTGTGCAACCCTGTAATCGTGTACGCGTTCTCTTCCGTCAGTAAGGTATTGTCGGAAAGATCCGCATCGGTATTTGTTACTTGAATATCAGCCATATTAAAAACCAGAATCGTCTATGCCGAGAGATCGTAGAAAGCTACGATCACTCTGAGTAAGATTTCTCTCTATTGGATCATGTGGTCGTCGTTGTGGACGAGAAGACCGAATATCTTGCAAAAGTCTACGACCAAATGCCCTTTGCTGTGGACTTGCTCCCTCCGCTCTAAGTTTCTTCGCTTGGGACTTAGCGAGGTCAAGCTCCGCGTCAAGTGACCCAAACCCCGGTTCAGGGATCTCTGCTTTATGTGTTCTGTAGTGGACCGGAACATTAGGTCTACTCCCAAATATCTCTTGCTCTGGAGTCAGGTTGTCAACTTGCTCAGTCACACCAGTCCGTCTTGTTGATCTACTAGAGCTTGGAACATACTTGGGGTCTGTTATGGACTTATTCGGATAAAAATATCGCATAAGACGACCGAGAAAACTCGTATCTGCGTCATCAGCGAGTCTTCCAAGTGTGTCAGTCGGCATATGCTCTGCCACTTTATCCATCACTCTTGACCCATACGTGGATTCACCCCTCCTTGCTAATCCTGACTCCAGTAATCCACCACCTTTCTTTGTTCCTAAGATTCGCCTTCCCGTCATAGCAGCATTCGCAGCACCAGTACTAGTTATTCCTCCAGTACCCCCCATAAGCAAATCTCTCACTGTTTGAGGAACGTAATATTCTCCGAGTGGTGCTGCTTCTGAAATCATTTCAAGCGGCAAAAGAGGTTTGTCGATTCCACTGGGCGTAAATGGAGAGAAGGGAGAGTCCATTACACCGAAATCAACCAATAACTGCATTAGAGGACTGTTGTGTAATTGCAGCGACGGTGTTTGGACATCAGGATTGATTGGAGGCAACTTATCCAATCGACCCCTTGTCATATATCGGTCTAATTCACTTGTATCCCTGTCACGATTCATCCATTCTTCGAAAGGAGTGCGTCTGACTGTCGAAGATGGTTCCTCTTTTGGAGTAGATGAGGAGGATCGAGTCGGTGCTGGAGAAGGACGAACGGGTGGCTCCTGGCCGGGGATATTTAACGCCCGTCCAGTACGATGCTCTTCGTCTTGCGTCCGAACACGCCTTCTCGTACTTCTCGCCATTTACGCCTCGATATAGACTAACGCGCCATCAACCGACTGGCTTCCGCTCAGTTCCATATTCAGTAGCGTGGCATCAGACGTTTCAAACCAGCCAACCGGATTAAACGGCAGGACAATCGTCTGCCCCGCAGTCGGTCCCATCTGTCCGGTGAGAGCGGTTCCACCAGCCCCATCCTCAAATCGAATAGTGACGGCTGTTCCAGTCATGGTGAAGAATGCGGCCAAGACACGAATCTTCTTTCCCGTGACTGCCGCAACAAGGGTATTATCCCCACTACTCGCCGCGTCAATCTTGGCGCGTTTGATGAGTTGTGTATCTCTGGTATCCTGAAAATCTTCCTGAATGAACGCCATCAGGCACTCCTATTCTGTATGTGTATACCGATAATCGTAACCAGGCGCACGATCCCGATTAAACCGTGCCAGTGTTTGTATCACAGGCCCAAAAATCTGATTCCCTAAGTCAATCACCGGACCCGCCTCGTCATCTTTTCCAACACGCAGCATCCGAACAGCAAACTGGGCAATCGGCAGCATCACAATATCTGGATACGCAAAGGTGCCACTTGCCGTAATATCATCAGCGGCCTTCATCCCGTAATACCGCACTGTATGTGTCGCATCGGGAAGTGGATCCCAATAGATGTGACTTCCATTTGTCCAGTATCGCACAGGACGACCCGTCGTCGTGGCATTGAATTGCACTGACGGATAGAACGTACGCGAAGTGTAGTGATCCCCGGTATATCCCACACGCTCTAAGTCCCACGAAGGACGACTTGTCGTCGGATCAATAAACTGCAAGCGATCCAGGCGGATCAATCCTGTAGGAAAAGCTGTCGATTCCGTGCTGGCCGATGTCGTGAGAGTGCCGATACTCGAAGCCATGACATTCGTCTGTAATGCCATCATGGACTCAAAGTGGTCTTGGGCCGAATTTAAGGCCCGAAGTCCGAGCGTGACACCTGTTTCACCTGACTGAAGCTGAAGGCCACGATCCATCACTTCCATCGTGTCCAACAGCGATTGGCCTGTAGCCATAAGACTTAATCCCCCGCATGGTGATTCACAAATTTACTGCCAGAGGAATGACCACGCATACTGACCTGTATTCTCGTATGATCCCATCGATCAGACCCTACGTCCGAAAGCTCTTGCTCTCGGTCAGCATCGCGTTCCATTTGCTCTCGCTGTGACTCTTCTTCGACTCTCGCCCAATACTTCTTACCAGACCCCCACTTAAAACCGCTCTGTTCATAACAGGCGGCAAGTGCGCGAGTGTCCAGTGGGACATATTGACCACTAGAGTCTTCCACCACAAACAACAACAACCATCCTTTAGACCGATGGTGTTGTATACGAGGACGCTTGTACCAGACCAACCAACGCTCACGAAGTGGATGCCATGTCGCCTCCAAATCGTGATGTATCTCCCGAAGCTGCTGTCGAAAGGACTCCGGCGCAAACTGAACCCCAAACCGATTAGGATGCCAAAACTGAGGACTTTCCTCAATCGGTGGGGTGTCTATCATCCGAAAACCTTCATACCGAACTCACGAACACGATCATCCTTGCTCGTTTTACAGTGTTTCGACATACGCGCACGGGCCATGTTGTAGGACTGGCGAGATTCTGGCTTAAAGTTGGCAACCCATCCATCGACGGGACATTTCAATGAGCCATTCTCAGTATCTTCAATCAACGCATCCGGTACTGGTTCTTCCTTTTTTGACCACGGAGCCTGAAACACTTCAGACGCTGCATCTCTCAAGGAAACCCGAAACGAGACTCGCTCACCATTTTCATCAAAATACGTACTTACCGAACCAGCATCAGAAGTGATGCCACCCCGATGTGGACGACCACGACCATCCCAGGCGTGCATCGTTGGAAACCGGGGCGCACCACGGGTGGACATTTCACTCCACCGCTCATGCTCATGTAAATACTTGTTAATGGTGTCAGAAATCGCCTCTTTTCCTGCCCATGCAATCCCACGATGCTTATTCAGTTCTTCCAGTTCATATAACTGGCCGAGAACTTCTTGCACCGCGACAGGATTGACTCCATTTGGGAGTGTGTCCTGCATGGCTGACACAGGGGATTCACATAAATGTGACAGGAAAAACTTGTTTTCTTCTAGCGAATACCGGACTGGATCAAAGACCTCCATGCGCCTCCTTAATACGTTGTATTCGTACGGACCGGCTTCAGTACGATATGCACAGAACCTTCGTAGGCTGTCACCGTTCCGGTGTAATTCAACGCTAGTTGCTCCCCTTTATCGAGCTTACGATTAGCAAGCGTCGAAGTCAGGGTCGATTGCACTGGCGTATTTGCCGTGCTATCCAACGCCAATGCTGAACTTATTGCGGTGGTCAGACTCGCCGGGGCCGTCCCCGATGCAGCCACACCAACATCCAATGTCGTGCTACTGGCTCCCGCCGTACTGTGAACCTCGCGCACATCCATGATTTCGTAATCTTGGTCAGCGACAAAGATGCCCGTATCCGCAGCTTCTCCTGCTGAAATGGTATAGACCACATGAACCGGCGCAAGTCGAGCGATTGCTTTAATACCCATAGTTCCCTACTTTCTGGCGAAGTAACAGGGGGGCAGAGTTGAATCTCCAGTAAGACTCCACCCCCCCGCACCTACTCAGTTTACGACTCTGCTACGTCTTCAATCTTCGCACCGGCTGCCGGATTATCACTCAGCAACTCGCCCTGCCAGTACCACGCCACCTCAAAGGTGGAGTTGGAAGTCTGACGGAAGAACGGTGTTCCATCGAAGATTTCCGATACCGGACGAGGCACCGCATTTTCACCGTGACCGATGAAGAAATGCTTGGTATCCAGACCGATAATCGTATTCGCCGCGAAATACGGCTCTGCGTGCCACGGATTGCCGCTAAAACGGTAAATCGTGCGGCCATCGCCACCATCTTTACCTTTTTGCTGCGCCCCACCATCACGCCCCACACCAGACCCACCATCAAACGCCTTGGGTGAACTCATCGCAAAGAACGCATCTTCGCGGAGAAGTTCGTGATACCGGCGAATAATCGGCAGGTTGGAGATGTAGGAGTTCAACTTGGCCCCACCTTTTTCACGGACAGAATCTTCTAGCTGCATCAGCAGATCTTCTGTCAGTGCGCGGTTGGTGCCACCATTATCCAAGACCACAGATTCCCAAAATTCGTTCCCTGCGGTACCACGGTCGATCCCACCAAAGTCACCTTTCGGTGCCGGTGGATCAGCATCATCAATAATGCCCAACAAACCATTGGTATGGTATGAAGTGCTTGACGACACCGTGTCTTGGATGACGAAGTAGTCACCTGCGGCGGTACCACTTGGCGCAGAACCGCTAATCGTAACAGTACGATTTGGCGCATCTATCGCTGTGACCGTTGCAGAGTCAGCTAACTTCGCGTTGTTGTCCGACGCATCCATCAAGTCAACGACCATGCCGACATCGAGACTCGGTAGAGCATCGACGGTAATCGTCGTCTGGTTATCGGCGGCTGGCATCACGGCCAGTTTGCCAAGACCATCAGACAAAAGGTCAGCATTGAGGAGCTTGAGGACACGACGACGGAAACCTGCCTCCATCATTTTCAACGCCGTCTGGAACGCAAACTTTGAGTTCCGTGCGTCTTGGAGGAGTTTCCACGACATATTGTACAGTCCGGCAAATTCTTCCAGACTGAAGGATGCCTCGGTCGTATCGGGATTGAGGTTAGACGGCAACGAGCCACCTTCCGCAAGACCCGTCCACGCGCCGGGGTTTTTCACCATAATGGGCATCAAGAATTGCCCTCGGCCACCAACAGGCTTTTTCGCCTTCTGGAACATATTCCAGCAGACAACCTCCTGGTTGACCAAGTACGAGACTTGATCCACACCATAGGTGTATTTCAAGGCTTCAACGACATCAGTTGTACTCGCCATGAGTAATCAACTCCTTCTGAGGTCGATATCTATTCACCCGATTGACCGGGACTGATCATCGGCCACAATTCATTCGCCCGTTCTTCAGGCGTCTTGTAGCCACCAGTCTTGCCGCTCGTCGGAGAAATCTGTCCCCCTTGTGAGGGAAACGGTGATTCCTTCGCCTTTTTCGCAGCAGCCCGATCTCCATCCCTGACCGCTTTCTGAATCCCCTCCCACCGCTTTCGCAGCATGTCGGGGTATTCCTGATCCAGCGTATCTCCCTCATGCGAGTAATACACATCCCGCATCAGTTCGTGGACTATCTCATTGTCAGGGAGTCCCTGTTCCTCGCGGATTTTCGTAAACCGATGCTCGAGGTCTTTTTCCGCTTGCTTGCCTTGAGAAGCACCAACATTGTCTTTTAAGGACTTGTAATCCTTATACAACTGCGCCAGTGCTTGATCACGCTGTTTGAGCGCATTATTCAGAGGGTTAATTCCCTCATTGACCATGCGCTCCATCAGTTGGGCGGCGGTGTTCCCATCCAGATACGGCATCGTTCGTAACTGATCCAGCATCGTGTTGTTTGATTGCTGTGTCTGTTGCGATTGTTGCTGTGCCTGTCTCGCATATTGCTGCTGCTGCATTTGCTGTGCATATTGCTGTAGCTGCTGCGTTTGTTGAGTTCGTTCCGCTTCCCACTGTTTGCGTTCGTCGGCAAGAGCTTGTGTTTTCCTCGTGTATTCGGCTTGAGCCTCTGCGGGCCAGGAACCGGATGATGAGGTATCGCCTCCTGTTTCAGTGTTTTCTGGTGCCGCACTAGACTCTGTTTGTTCCGGTGCGACATTGACATCATCTTCTGCCATCAAACTCTCCTCAGTCGAGTGGTCTGCGAGTGCTGAATAGGTTATTCCCCTGCCGGGGAGTCCCAAACCGCGTGTTCGCGTGCCTTGTTCGCTCTAGGCGAATCGTGCAGTCTTTTGCAGTATAAGAATCAATAATAATTAGTGTCAAGTTTTTCTACGACGAGTTTTGGAATAGGCAATCGCCATCGCTTGCTTTTTTCCACCGTTGAATTTTTTGGGATTGTCTTTATATTCCTTCATCATCATCTTCATATTGCCCTGAAGACGCTTCCGATTCACCGCCATTACTGCGGTCCTTGCTGATTCTGTTGTGACATGGCCTGAGCTAAGGCTTGAGGCGCTTGAGGCGCAATCTCAGAACTGGCTTTGAATTGATCCATTGCCATGTCAATCGCTTCGGCTGCGGCTTTTGCTGCGGCTTGTTGTGCGGCCTGTGCCACCGCGCCCTGAATCTGCTGATCCTGCATCCCTTCCTGTCGCTGTTTCGCAGAATCGACAAGGAATTGACGACATTTATTCCAGAATTGCACAAATCCCTGTTGAATCGGAGGACTGGCTGACAACCATTCTGTCGTAGCCATTTCGGACTCCAATTCATCCATAATGACTTTCAGGTTCCAGAAGGGCATGGGAATATGCTCTGGAAGCTGTTCACCCTGCCACAGACGCTCAACAAGGTGCATGGCGAGTTTCCGATAGCGAGATTCTTCATCTTCTCGACCAATATCGCCCATACTCAGGTCAGCCGCAATCTTTTCCTTGTCAATACGCCCTGTACGCTCGTCGATATACAGCACACTCAATGGTGACTGTAAATGCTCACGAATACGGGCTTCCCGTAAGGCTCGAAGCTCTGGAATCAAACTGCCTCGCTCAACGGTAATAGAGTAATCCGTGCCAGAACGCAGAATATCTGAGGTCTGAAAGATAAATACTTCATCTTTCATGCTGTTATCGGTGTAATGCAGCGTACGAAACGGAGGATAATACTGTTTCACACGGTTAATCCGCATTTCCTTGACTTTGCCGAGTCGCTGACCCAAATGCTGATAGAGATTCCCCCATTGGGTATCAATAATCTCCTGAAGCATGGGGACCGCCATCGGACCACGCATTTGACCAGGAAACTTTGACTCTGAGAATAAATCTACGCCACCAGCGATTTCTCGCATCAACTTCAGTGTCAGTTCCACTGATTGCATAAACCACGCTGGTAATTGCGGAGGATCACGCCGTTGCACCATTTTGACGCCACCAT